ATCTTTGAGAACTTGGCGTTATTGTCGAGGGGATGTGCGAATAACATATTCTGTCCTAACAATTAAATTAAAAACGTCGCAAGTGCGACCGTTTCAAAGGGATATGATATGACAGACAGCCAGATTAAAAATATATTTGATAGCAATTGGGGCATAACACTTCAAGAGTTGTCTAAGCAAACAGGTAAAACAGTACCACAACTTAAAAAAATATTGATGGGATAGGAATATAAAATGATAGTAGGCAGAAAATCTATGATCAGCGGTATCAAAACCGAAATGGATATTAACGTGACAGAAAAGCAAGTCACGCTATGGATGGAAGGTGCATTAATACAGGACGTAATGCCTAACTTGACACCAACAGAACGGGACTTTATACGAACTGGTATGACACCAATGGAACAGGCAGACATGGTTCCTGTGTTGTACAGCGAAGGAGAATTTTAGATGAAAGTGGGGCTTGTAAATCCTGTGGCTAAGGCTATGCTACAACTACGCAAGTCACCACAAGTAGTACCACCTAAGAAGGGTGGCAAGGCTAAACGTAACAGAAAAAAGGATACCTATAATGCGATACGAAATGAAGAACTTCGTTAAGACTACTAAGAAAAAACCGTCCAATGTTGGACAGAATGAGAAACGTAGTGACGAATGGAAACGTGAACGTAAGCTGGCACGTAAAACTAAACAACAGATGCAAAGAAAGGTAGCCTAACATGGCACACGCATACTTAATATACCAACGCCTAGTAGACGCTGAGTTTCAGGCAGAGCTAAACTATGAGATACAATCACCCAGAGCTACAGCATACTTTAATATTGCTATGGTAGGCATGGGGCATGAGCCTGACACGGCAGTGGCAGAGGCAATAAAGCATGAGCTATACCAACCAACCATGTTTATGATTGGCATGGGTAAACAAACCCGCCTAACTCTGGGTCACATCTTTGATGCAGGTAATGGCTATGGTAACGATGAACTATCTGTAGAACACATCCGTAAGCACAGCAGTATGTCAGTCGGTGACCTAGTGGTTAACCTACTTGACAATTCCGTACAGGTCTGTATGCCTATGGGATGGTACGAATTATTCGACACTAACTTAAACCTCAACGTAGCTTAAAGGAGAACCCACGCTATGACTATTAAAATCAAACTCACTAATCGCCCAGTAGTTAAGACAACTAACCCTGAGTTGTATGTTAACAACACCTTCCACATGAAGAAGGCAATTAAATATACATATAACTATGCATCGTTAGATGATTACATTGTAGAGAACTGGGCTACCAAAACTATAGCTCAGATTGCTAGTGATATGAATGAGTATGCCTATCGGGTAGTCTATCGCCGCCATGTCTTAGTGGACAAAGGTCTTATTAAAGCTAAGTATAAGCAGACAGGACGTACTAAGTTAGTCAAAGAATACAGAGTGCTAATGACACAAGTTAAGGCAATCAAGAAACAATTAAAGGAGACTGCGTGAAGATCACACTTACAAAAGGTAAGTACACAGTGTATGGTGGTGACGGAAAGGTCATCATCATATCTACTGACAAAAGTATATGTGTCGCATATGCTAACCAACTTAAAGGAGTACTAAGACATGGCTAAACTTACACAAACTGAGGCAAAAGAAATGACACCACAAGAGGCATGGAAGATGAAGCGTGACGCTAAAGATGCAGAGCGTAACTTCAATGCAGACCAGCTATCAGACAGCCAACGTAAGGCATTGATGGATGCCTTCACAGCTATCAGGGGGTGTGACTTCTCCTTTCATGAGATGTTTAGGGCAGACGTATCTGATATGATTGCTATTGACAAAGCTGAGTACCAGCTACGTTCAGAGTTTCCACAGCTAACTGAAGAAGCAGTCGGTGAACTAACCTGTACTTGCGAGGAGTAGTACTATGAGTGTAATGGCATACGAAGTAACACTAAAGATTGATGGTACAAATTCTATCGTCACGTTAGATGATACGTACCCAGCGGTGCATGATTGGGTAACAGCTACGGAGTTTGCCATTCACATGGCTATGCATGATCATCCAGATGCAATGGTAGACTTCATGGACTGCGCTGAGTATGAGCATCAGGAGTATACACAATGGGGATACATACATGAGGCACCACTCACACTACAGTAATGCGAATGGAAAAGATGATGATCCGTGTGATGATTGGTCACGCATACCGACACCTAAACCAAAGGATGATAAGAAATGATTAGTGCAGCATTGATGTGCCTTGCAATGAATGTCTACCATGAAGCTAGGAGTGAGCCTATGGTAGGCCAGTATGCAGTAGCGCACGTAGTAATTAACAGAGTTAATAGTAACAGATGGCCTAACGATGTATGCTCTGTTGTACATCAGGGGCTAGACAAAGGCAGACACAAGTGTCAGTTTAGCTGGTACTGTGATGGTAAGTCAGACAAAGTACACGAAGAAGTACCATGGGCTAGGGCATTGATCGTAGCTGACAATGTACTACGTGGTAAGGTTCCTGACTTAACTAAGGGTGCAACACACTACCATGCAAGGTACGTTAACCCGTACTGGAGTGCATCACTTAATACTACTGTGACTTATGGGTCACACAAGTTCTATGAATAGCTTACCGTTACTAGTATAGGTGGACATACCACTACAACTATGGCACAGTTGCCGTACAACCAAACATAAGGAGAACAATATGCCGTTTGATATTCCAGAGTACCTAGACTTTGATGTAGCCTTTGAGCCTACACGAATGAAGGATAAGAAGTACGTAATAAATCAAGAGACAGCAGAACCTATTGGTATTGTTGGTAATTCTTTCCAGTGTGCATCACATGGAGACTTCTTTCGTGGTGTCGTTGACACTGCAACGGAGACACTAAATGCCCATGACCTAGAAGATGCAGACTTTACTTTTAGTACTGCACGTAATGGTGCATGGGCTATGCTTGACATCACCCTGCCTAACGTCACCAAAACTATCACGACAGATAAGTTTGAGACATCTGTAGGTAACAGGATCGTTAGTCTGCATGGGGTTGATGGATCGTGTAGCAATCAGGCTTTCTTTGGTGCAATTGATTTCTTCTGCACTAATGGTTGCATCAGTGGTGATCACGACAAGGTGCGTAAGAAGAACACATCTAACTTTACAATGGATAGTTTTATCTATGAATTGAATAGAGCTAGGACTGACTTCTATACCCATGCAGAAAAGATGCAGGTATGGGCGCAGACTAGCCTCAAGTATGTAGATGTAAGCTCATTGCTTGAGAGTATGCTGGCCTCTAAGCGTAAGTCTGAGAAGATGTACAGCTTGTACATGAGTGAGGCATCGACACGTGGACACAATAAGTTTGCTTTGTATAGTGCCATGACTAACTATGCTACCTATGCAGACGAACGTAATGGGTTCAACCTACGCAACACTGGCAACGACACACAGGCCATGTCTATGTGGTCACGTGAGCAAGAGGTATCTAAGTGGGTCAGCGATAAACTTTTTGTTGAGTTGGAAGCCGCTTAATGGCAAAGCTACCTAGATACGTACAAGAAAGGGTGTCACCTTCGGGTGACATCTCCTATCGTTTCAACCCACCGCAAGTTCTTGTAGATGAGGACGTAGTTGTACGAGAAGAGTATGGCAGTGACCTCAAGCAGGTGCGACAACTTGTTAAGGTACACAATGATGCCATTGATACCTATCGTTCTGCATTGGCAAAGGTTATACAACTAAAGCCTAGCAGTAGAGTTACCGACTTAATAAATATGTACTATCAATCTAATGATTTCAATATGTTACGTGACAATACTAAAGTGGATTACAGATACTTCCTTACAATTCTCCACCAGAGTTTGGGTACACGTAAGTATGAGATGGTGACATCGAAGATGGCTAAGGCTACGTATGAGGAATGGGTCAAGCGTGGCATCAGCTTTGCTAACCATGCCGCTACCTGTGCCAGTAGGGTGTACAACTATGCAATAAAGATGGAGCATACGTATCAGAACCCGTGGTCTAAGATTGAGAGATACACTACACCACAACGCAAGGTAGTGTGGCAACATGGGGATGTAATCAAGTTTCTTGACACAGCCTACAGTGACTACGAGTACAGAAGTATAGGCTTGATAGTACAGATGGCATACGAATGGTGTCAGAGACTAGGCGATATGAGGACGTTACAGTGGGGTAACCTTGATTTAGAGGGTAGGGTACTCAAACTTGAACAAAGCAAACGTAGGGCTGACGTAGAGCTTCCTATCTCCCCTGAGCTAACGACTATGCTGATTGAACAGTCGGTACAGTTTGGGTTCCAACCATACGTAGCACCACATCCAAGGTCAGTGATGGGTGAGTACCAACCGTATGCAATGGAACGTCTATCAAAGGTAGGACGTAGGGTAATGAGGCTGGCTAAGTTGCCAGAAGAGTTACGACTTATGGACTTACGTAGGACAGGGGTGACACAGATGATTGACAAAGGTGTACCAATTGGGCAACTAATGTCAGTGACAGGCCACAATAATGTGTCTTCTGTGAAACCATACATGAAGCATACTTACGATGCTGCAAATAATGCCTTGACACAAAGAAACGTTCGTGTACAATCGAGTACTTAACGAGTAACAAAGAAAGTGATATAACATATGAATATAAATAGTATTATAAGTGATCTATCACTAGTAAGTGGTGAGACAAGACGTATGACTTGTCCATTATGTAATACTAAGAACACATTTACTGTGACCAATGACATGGGTTCTGTTATATGGAATTGTTACAAGGCTAGTTGTTCGTTGTCAGGTGGTACTAACGTATCAATGACAGCGGATGACATACGAAAGTTTCTTCATGTTGTTGCAGATGAGACACACGTTGCAACATTTATTAAACCTGAATGGTTTGTAAGAGACTACAAAAAGATTGCTTCCTTTTGTAATGAGTGGGAGCTTGATGCACAAGACCTAGGGCTTTTGTATGACGTTAGAGAACATCGTGTGGTGTTCCCTGTTGTACATGGTGGAGTTACAGTAGATGCTACGGGTAGATCATTGGGTAAACGAATACCTAAATGGAAACGCTATGGAAAAAGTTACTTGCCATACGTATCAGGCCGTGGTAAAACTGCTGTAGTTGTTGAGGACTGCATAAGTGCCGCAGTTGTAGGTGATAGTGATGGATGTGTTGGGGTCGCAGTGTTGGGTACATCACTATCAACTGGACACAAGGAATACTTATCGCAGTTCTCAACGGCAATAATTGCACTAGACCCTGACGCACTACCCAAGACCCTGCAGTTCGCAAAAGAATTACGTAGCTACGTTGATAACGTCAAGGTGCTACGACTAACCGATGATCTCAAATACCAAGAGCCAACCGACATGGCTAACCTTTTAACCCTAGGAGAATAACCAATGGAACTATCCCTTATCCGTAGCCTTATGGACAAAGAATTTTACGATGACCACAAGGGCGCACGTTGTCCTGACCGTTTGTTCAGCAAGGATGTGCGTAAGATCAAGCAAGCCATCGACAGTGCTATGGATCGCTATGAGCGTACCGTCACACCTGCTGAGATCGAAGCACTATTCATGGCAGAGAACGCCACACTTACTACAGCCCAGCGCCAAGCATACAGCGTACTGTTTGTACAAGTTACTAAGCAAGAAGTCATGGGCAGTGACATAGCACAGGACGTACTGTCTAAGCTATTCCAACAGGTGATAGGCGAGGACATTGCCAACCTTGGATTTGATTACGTCAACGGTAGTAAGACTAGCCTTGACCCACTGCGTCAGATGCTTGAGCTATACGGCGATGACTTCACACCCAACCTCAAGATACAATGGGAAGACATTGACCTAGATACTATCCTCGCCCTGACTGACCTTGAGTCACAGTGGACGTTCAACATACCGACACTGACACGTAAGGTTGAGGGCATCAATGCTGGTCACTTGATTGAGGTAGGTGCTAGACCTAACACAGGTAAGACATCCTTTCA